CAATACCCACTGGGTTCTCATTACCATCAACGATTGTGATAACTTCTTTCATCATGCCGATATACTCTTCCTGCATTAGAAACAAATCATGCTCATCTTTGGTCATTCTCTCAGTCCATCCTAGCAATCTAGATACAGGTATAAGAAATCCACTGTCTAGGAATATCTTTCTACTTACCCACTTTGCTAGTTTATACGTTCTACTCCTCTCCATTGATCGATATATGATTTTCAACTTGATACCATTAGTATCTCCGTTGATATACCAATCAAATGGATTAAGTACGTATGCATCATCAATGAATGAAGTCTTACCTGAACCAGTTAAGCCACCCACCAATGTGTACATAGACTTACGGATACCGATGTATCTGTTCAGTCTATCAAATCCCATAGGGATTCCATTGTTTCTACCATCTAGTCCATCCTGGACTGCTTTACTCAAATCCTGAAAACTCATAAAATTATTTTTTTACTTTAATTACGTAATGAATTGATTCAGGTTTATGGCTATCTGAATATCTATGATACATAATGTATGAATTGATAATTTGAACATTTTGTTTATTAACGGCCTCAATAAATTTATCATGCCTTTCCATTCCATTTGTACCTGTATGAAATTCAAGATGCCTGACTTCATATTTTGGGAATAACCATCTAAATAGTTTTTTCATATGTCTGTACCTCCTGTTGTTTTAACTGCTGCTTTAACTACCATTCCTTCTCTAACTAACTCAATGAAAGGCTCAAAGCTTCTCTGTGTTAGATAGGTGAGAGAGTTCTGCATATAACGTAGTTTGTTATCATTGTTCTTTACTGAGTTCTCTTTCTTCTGTAATACATCAAACTCCAATGCTGATATCAAATCATCTGCTGTATACTCACCCTCTGATAGAATAGAGTTGAACTTGGTTCTACAATCATCAATTGACCTACGTAAAGCTCTAGTACCTGAGAATGTCTTACCTGCATGCTTGAATGTATCTGTACCAGGAAAAGCTTTCCACCATCTATCAAACTCTTCGTTAGCTGGTTTCTTCTTGATAATCTTATCCTTTGGTGCTTCCTCTTTGAGGAACTTCAATACATTGTTACCTGTGAGTGTGATCTTATCATTCTCTGATATCAGTCCTTTCCTACGAATACCTTGATAGATGATTTCCATCTTAGGATCATTGGTACAAAGAGCTTTAAGATCATGACCTTCCTCCCCTAGTTTGAGAAGGAAAATCATGTCTAAGGTGAATCCAGATTTTTGTAATTCTTTAAAATGGTAAAGTGTTAATTTTAGATTCATCTCGTTGTTTTTGTAACATTTTGTCTATGTCAATCACTTGGATCTTAGCTGGTTGTCTCTTGTTTACTTCCGTTTGCACTTCGTTTCTCATCAGCTCAATATCCTCTTGTAAATATACTAAATCTTTGAGATGTTCCCTCTCATAATCTTCCATGTGTATCATATTAATAAGCCCCCCAACCAAAGAATATGTAACTTCCTTCACGTTCTGTAGATGATTCTTTGTATCTAATAGATGCTACATTAGGATTCTGATTAACCAGCTTCTTCTCCATTCTTACGAATGTAGTGGTCTTTGTTTTCTCAGTGTAGTTACGAGCAATAGCAACAGCTTCAGCCTTTGTTTTAGCAGAGTCTACTTGTCTGTCATCCCATCCTGCATACACATTGTATCTAAGTTCCCATTTACTAGTACCTTTAACAACTACATGATCAACAACACTCTTAATCTTATTAGTGTTAACCACTGGTTCTTGTTCAACAATACAGAAGCAATAACGATTACCACAATCTTCTAGCTTCTTATTAATGAAAGTCATCTTGTCCATCTTAGAACGTTTGAACTCGTCTGTAACATCTTGATAACTTGTACATGTGCTGATTGTACCATTGTATGGATCATTGCCATACTCTTCGATAGCATTCTCTACTGCTTGATCAAATGCTACTTGTTCGTTTCTACCTCTTTGTCTTGTGATAAATTCTTGTCCTGCCATAATTGTGTTTGTGTTAAAATGTGAATAAATAAAGAACTTTTATCAAGTTCTTGGTAAAATGCAATTCTCAGTAGTTTAGTACTATTCTATGTATTATCTTTGTAAGAATAATCCAATAATACTATGCTACATTTAATCCTTGCTGTAATGCTAATCTGCTCTTCATTAGGAGCTACACTCTCTAAGTTCTCTAAGTCAACAATCATTCGTTCAGAGAGAAAACATATCAAACCACTAGTGCTTGATAAGGAAGTGTAAAAGAAAAGCCCCAGATCTCTCTGAGGCTTTCTTATTATCAGAACTTGTCAAAAGTTACAAGTTTCGTCAATAGTGTATACTACCAGTATATACTTTTGTATATTAGTAATGCAAACTATTGGTTTGGATAATTATCATTTACCATGCCATATTGGTTTGGATTTTTGTTATTATCCGTAGTATTACTACTAAATTTATACGTGATTACGTATAATATATTATACATTAGGCTAATTATATGCCTTTTAGTATAATATAGTTTACATATTGTGGTAATTATCCATCATTATAGCCCAAAACATGGGTTAATGATGCTAGTAACCAACAAAGAACTTTCTAAGTCTATCCCAGACTGTAAAAATGGGTACATGGATTTCTAATCCAATCTTATCATTGAACTCATTAAGAGTCTTACGTGCTATACCACTATTACATTTCTTTGTCTTCTTGATTAGATAGATAGCTTTCTTATCAAACTCTCTATATTGTTCTTCTGTAATACTATAGAGCTCTCTTGGATTATCTACTTCAATCCAATCTACATACTTCTTCCCAATACACTCCATCTGTAGTGTGATTAGGTTCTTGATCAATTGATCACGTTGTTTTTGTGTTCCTGCCATTAAAATAAACTTAGTTGATTAGGATCAATCACAGGTACTTTCTTGCCCTGATAATTAATCTTGTTAATAATACGTTCTGCCTTCTCGATATAATAAGAATGATTAATGTTATCTAGTGGATGCTTTGGTGATAGGTGATTACATACTGTCATCAACCAATCTCCTGCTTCTACTTGTGATATAGCTGCTGCTCTTGAATCACACTCTTCATTCTTAACTTTGAGTAGTTTTTCCCCAGTGATGGATACATAGTATCTAATAAGCTTGTTATAGACTGTTGTTCCTCTATCAGATTTGCCCTCAAAGTGGAAATCCTTTGTAGCCCTCTGACGCATAGCAAAATCATATATATTTCTATGAGACCGAATGGTGTCAGCCACAGGAATACCATTAATGAAGTACTGTTCAAGAGCGATAGGCACAACCCTGCCAGACTTATTTTTATGCAGTTCAAAGTCAGTGAGAAAATCACCTTTCTTCTTAACTTCTCCATCTGTTTTAATCGCAAGGTAATCGTTAACAGTCGAGAAAATGATTTTACTGTAATCTGTTCTTTCGAGTTCATATTGTGTTAGTTTTGACCACCATGCATTAATCTCATGCATCTTGTATATGTCTGTCTTCTTGATTCTAATAGTAACACCATCAGTGTTAGCTGATATTACATGTATGCCCTCTAGTTCGTAAGCTTCAATAAGCATAAATAGAGAGAGCTCGCCAGTAATAGTTGTAAACATAGTAAGCTGCCTGTCATAAATCCAGTTTTGCATATCGCTAGACTTGCCATACACACTATTAACAGCAAGCTTGAGAGCACCAACAATACCTTTGATGCGTTTGTCCTTCTTTGCCTGGGGCTTGAGCTCCAATCTGCGGTCAAACATTTGTTTATAACCCAAAAGGAACTCTTTACCAAGATGAGAGGGATAACGCTTATTATTAATGATAATAGCAGGATAATAGCTAGACACATCCCAATCAATGATCTCATAATTCTCATCAGCTTCAAATATTTCTGGTTTGTTTTCTGTATGTAAACCACCTTTCATGAATGAATACACATTATCATAGAATGTAATGTGCTCTTTGAAATCATCCTGTAGTCCAAGCACTGTGCCTTTCATCTTCTTTAGGAAGAGTTTTAGCTGTGGTGTCTTGAACTCAACATAATCTGCAATACAGTTCTTCACTCTAATCTCCTTACGAAAGAATCCTTTCTTAGGGAGCTCTGTTAGTTTAATACCTTTCTGTTCACAATAATACTTCTTAATCATCTCATCACCAATCTTACTATCAGAATAGTTTAGACATGGTATACCAAATTCTTCTTCGATATCTTGTCGCAATTCTATCTGATTGTTACCCTTGTATAATGGATGATCACAGTTCCCTGTAGTAATCTTGTAGAACTCATAGGTTGCATGCACATCATTACGACAATAGTCCATAGTGAGAGCAATCTCTTCCTTGGTCATGTTTGTCTTTGTGTGATGTATAGGCATCTCCTCGATGTTCTCTAGATCCATCTCGAACTCTAGCCTTTTAAGGCTCACCATTCGATTCTTGTTATCATAGTGATTCACCTTGAATAAGTCTATCTGTTTGAATGATAGCTGGTCTTCTCTGAACTCAGGGAATACCTCAAAGTTAGCATCATGGATAACGTCTGCTGCTTTCTGTGCAATCTTAGCTGTAATCTCAAGACCACTAGCTTCATGCCACTCCTCATAACTACGTAACACCCACTCAACAACCTGTGCATCAAAGCGTAGATTGTTATAACCTACCCAATAGTGCTCAGGGTTGTCGTGTAGAAGTTTGATAAAACCATCAAAGTTATTATGCCATTGACTGATTAAGAAATCATATCCCTTGTCTTCTTGTGGATCGTAGACATGTATGAGAAACAGCTCTTGCATCGTTTCAATGTCATAAATAAATACTTTCATGATTCTATTATTTTATACGTTTCATAATGTATTGAGTAGCTTCTAACCACCCCTCATCATAACTTTCTTTTCTAGCTAATAGCTCTTGTTCTTTCTCCTTAGGTAATAGTGATTCAATCTTATCTTCAATCATTCTTGGTGTGTCCAAGTCCATTGGTAATGTTTTTCTAACCCATTCCAATAGTTCTTGCATTGCTGTTTTATTTTTCACCATTATCTAGTTTGTTATGGAATGCTCCTTCTGCTGGATAGTCTTTGTTATCCCAGAAATACTCACAGCTACCATCCTCTTTGATAGGTGGTGTCATGAAATAAGATTGATAGTCACTAGCCTTAGCTGTATGTCTATGACAGTTATTCTTGCGTGGACACTCAGTCCCTGCACACATTGCTATATCTGGCATTATCTTTTACTTGTTAAACTATCTAACTTATTCTTAATATCTTGAACTACCATAGGTGGATATTCCTTAGCAAATACTGATCTCCTACCTTGATTATCAGCACTAGCAATGTGGTTTTGCATTTCTTCTTGCCACATAGTTAATCCCTGCTCTAATACGTATCTCTCAAACTTGTTTAACTTTTTCATGATTTTTGTTGTCTAAATAAAGCTGGTTGTTTTTGTTCGGGAAAATGTCTATAACCTTTTAAATCATAGGTTATATATTGTCCCATTCTAAATTCTACTATTAAATGGTTCTCTGAATAATCTATTATTCCATTACCATATCTTTCGTCATAAACTTTATCTCCTCTTTTAAATGCTATATCACTCATTGTCTTGTTGATAAGTTGGTAGTTTTGTATGTACCCGAAATATGTTTTCATTTCCTAGAAAAGCTTGTGTGTACCAAAATTGAGCTGGTTGGTAATATCTCGATCCATCGATTTCTACCATAGTAGAATTCATACGTAAAAACTCACTAACCTCGTCTGAGAGCTTAACATTAATTATTGATTCATTTTTCATCTTATTTACGTTTAAACTTTTTTTGTGATTCCTCGTCATAAGGATGTAATGTAAAGTCACTATAATCATAATCATTAACTAAGCTATGATGAGAAGGTATCTCTACCTCCTCACCACGTGCTAATCTGTTTACAGCTCTCTTCATTCCCTTACGTACAGCTCTCCAATAGAGGGCTGATTTCTTGGCATTACGAGGTGCATCCTTAATGATTGGCTTCTTAGTACTTCTAGACATATATCATCGCTCTAATGCAGTCTTTGGTCTGTATGTTTTGATTTCTCTAACATTCCATTTCTCCATCCACCGTTGTTTATCACGAAGATACTCCTTTTTCAGCTCTTTGTCAATATGCTCAAATGCTGATTGTACGCTGATAGTTGCTGTTTTCATTATACTTCTACAGTTAAACGCTTCAATAACTCTGCATTGTTATACACTGCTGGTAATCTATCTGTTGTACCATATACATTGATTTTACCATTCTTGTTACGAGTAACAGTGATATGTACAGTTGTTTTCTTAGGTGACATGTATAAACGGAATGTATTATTACCTAACACACCATAGCTACCATCAATCTCCCATGCATAACTAGCACCTGCTGCCCATCCTAGGATAGCATACTTCTCTTCTGGGTTGATTGCAGCAATCTTTACCTTCTCACCATTACCTAATACTACATCAAAGTTACCTGTATTGTATTTCTCTAAATCAAAGTTTAATAATTTCATCTTGTTATTGTTTAATTGTGAATACTTCGTCTTCTGTTCTTTTTCTTGGTGGCTGATAGCTTCTAACGAGCCAGTTTTTAACCTCTTGTGGAATTTCAATCTCAGCCACCTGAAATATATCATCCCATTGTTTCTTACCATAACTGTTTACTGATTGTTTGTGAAACACTAAATAATCAAACTTAGTAATCGCCAACCTCATCCTATGATTGCATTTATCACACAAATAATGCATTGAATGTGCTCCTTGTCGCTTGTAGTATTTCATTAATGTCTCTACATTGTGAACGTGACCACATGATAAACAATCTGTGTAATGCTGCTCGATAGGATTAGTTCTAACGATACGATGTTCTGCTTTTTTTCTAACTTTAGTTGACTTTGTCATAATTCTGTGTCTAAATCTTCTTGTACTTTATCCCAATCAATCCAATGTGGTTCTACCATTTGTTGTACTGGTTCACCACAATATGTGATCATCTTTGATCCTGTTATCTCAAATGAATCATCACCAGGATAACCTGATCCATCGCTGTAATACATAACTGCTGGTTCATAATGATGTTCCCAGAACACTTCTAGTTGACACCATAAATCATCATTATCAGGATGATAACAATCTACATAACTACTTCCTTTTGTTGTTGCCATAATTATACATGTAATACATAATGTGCCAATAATACTAAACCTACTACCCACAGTGACCATATTCCAATGGCTGTGTATACTATTGTCTTTTCTCTTTTATCCATTATTTTCCTATTTTAAACTGTACATTTTTACCCACTTCAGGATGTTTAACATACATGTATGTGCTAAAACTTATAAACAGGATTACCGCCATAAGCAGTAACCCTGATATAATAACAGATATAAGCTTTGCGAGCTCTTTGTCACCTCTGTTCATTAGTCTACAATTTTAGATATTAAACTCTGCTTTAGAATAGTGTCCATAAACTTATTATAACGAGCATAGGCTACTTCTAGCTCTGTGTCCGTGAATACATAAGGTAATGCAATACCATTCTCTTTCAGAATAACACCACGATACTCATGGTTCTTATTACTCAACTGACGTGGATTCTCCACTCTGATCAACTTCCCTACACGTGTTTTCATACAAATATTCATTTAGTTTAATTATAATACTCTTGCCAGTTTGTCCTGGATAGATACGTTTGAACTTGAAATACTGTTGTCTACTGTACCAATCTTGAGGCATATCAAAGAATTCCACTACACAATAGTGGTATCTAGAGTTGGCTCTCATCACTAGGATGTTCTTATCATTTACTGTTCTAAAGGGAATCTTTTCCTCTTTGAGATACTTTACTATTGCAGATCTTACTGTCCTAGCCATTTCTACAAATAGACACGGAAGTGATCTTTGTACAATATCACTTTCTTAGGTGTTCCCTCAAATGTCATTCCCTTTGGTAATTCTACTCCAACCTCTGGTTGTACAGCAATAGCTGCTGGTTTAGTTTTAGCCTTATATTTCACAGGCTCTTTACCCTTTAATACAACAGAGATAGCGTATATCTTTTGAGCAATAGCCTTTGGAGTTCTATTCCATAGCTTTGCGTAATAGCGTGATAACGCAGCAAGTGTACCATACTGCTTATTCTTGATAGCAGTTGTTAGTGTATCTAATTGTTCTGGTGTGTAAAACTCAACTGATTTTGTCTTTTTCATGATTTGTTAGATTTTTGCAAAACAACACATTGCTGATGTGTCGAAATACTTTGTGAATAAATACTTTCCTTTTTTTGTTGTAAATATAGTGTGCTCAATAGGATCAGCAAACTCCTTCGTCCGCACAATAGTTTCATTCCTTGCTTCAAAGAATGTGTCAATAGTCTCTTGTACACCAACTCTGGTGCTGAATGTCATAATGAAATTGTTCTTAAACTTGGCTATGTGGTCTGTTAAATATCTAACAGACGCACAAAAGTCAAGATCATACAATGTATTAGGTTTATCAGCATCAGCTTCTAGTATATCACCATAGACTAAGTTAATAGGTACTTTCTTAAGTGTGAGTAATTGTGTGACTGCTGTTGTTGCATCGTTCTCGAATATCTGAAAGTTCTTGTATCCGTGTGACATTCTCTTTTCTAGATATTCATTGATGTCAGGACCAGCTAGTCCTACAATATTCTCAAACTTGTACTTCTCTAATAAGAAGTCTAACACAACATGCTTGTTAGTAGCATCTAGATATGTTTTCTTTAATCTTCCCATGGCTCTAAGTTTTCTCCCCAAGTTTGAACCCATTCTTCATCATCTTCACCCATGTGTGCACAAAGTGTTACATAACCTTCTTCAAGAATAGGATCACCATCTTCATCAGCATCTATCATAACATATCCATCATTCATTAGGATGTCATTGATATGATTAATGTCCATCATGTGTAAAAGCTCATCATCAACACCATAATCCCAAAAACCAATTTGGTCATGTGCTGCTAGTATTCTTTCTGGCATATCTGGATTAGTCTGTTCTTGAGCAATGATGTACATGTGTACAGGAAAACCATTCTCACGAATGTATTTATCCTGATCATGTGGCACTTTGTCAAGCGTGTGTACATGCAAGTATGAATAATCACCATCGAATGTGCGTAATTGCACATCCATGGCGAACATCATATCTTCTTCCAATTCCTTGGGCTGGTAGTTAATTAAAACTAATTTGGCTAATTGATACATTATATATCTCCTCTAAGTTTAGCTATCTCTGCTTCTAGGTCTCTAATCTTTTGCTGTTTGATCTCTTCACTTCTATTAGCAAAGATGTCAATGAACTCATCAACAACAGTCTTGCTACGTTGAACAATCTTATCTAGCTCATGATCAATGATTGATAAATCAATACTTAACGACTCAGTATAATGTACTTCATTATAATCATGAATAGTAATGTCAACTGGTTTACCATGTCTATTAAACTGTACATGAATATAATCCTTTACATCATTAGCATATACGTCTACATGATCATTGATTTGTACTCTACTGTCGAAATACTCTTGCTTTTGTATTTCTACTTTTAATGCTTTTGCTAGTTTTACTAGCTCTTGTGCTTGTGTTCTCATGTTATACGAAATTTAACTCTGAATAATAAACATTCCATGTACTTAGAGTCTTATAGAATGGTTTTGTCTTTTGATCATTGATATTCTGTTGAAATACAACAGTAATTTGTGTATCATTACCATTAGAATAAGACTTTTTAGCCTCTTCTAATTGTTTCTCTGATAACACTGTGCAATATCGAGTCCTATGAAATGCTCTCTTTGTCATTTGTCTAAGTTTGATATGATGTTAAAATTACCTAATACTATTACTTTTTCACCTTTGGTATCAAAGGCGATGCCCCTACCACATATTCTAAACTGATTAGTGTGATAAGTCCCATGCTCTGTCTTGATAGTGTACTTCATGTCACTATCTATCTCATTAATAGCTTTTACAACAGCCCCACCTATTAGTAGAGCTGCTGCAATTGCCATAATGAAATACTTCATTACTTCACGTTCTGTTTCCATTAGTAACCGATTTGTTTCAACAGCTCTATGTTAGCCTCAACAATAATGAAGCCACGTGTTACACCTAATGTGGTGAATGTGAACTTCGCTATCTGCACGAACTCATAGTACTGTGTTGGTAGTAACTTAACCTTTTTCATGATTGTGTTATTTAAGTGTGAATAAATAGATTAAGATAAAGAGCTAGTCTATAAGTCTAGCCCTTTATGTAACACCTCTGTTCTAACTTCTAACCCTTATCTGTAAGCACAACTATTCTAGCGAATACTAATGCCAATATGCCTGATATAATAGCACTCCATGAATGACCGATGTAGGCCATCCATGTAAAGTTTGCTATCATCATCACACACAATAATCTCCATGTAAACAACTCAATATTTCTCATAATGCTATATTATTTGTTCTTATGACTATCGTAAGATAATACACCAAATGCACCTGTAAGAGATGCAAATACAAATACAGCACAGTATGCCTCAGTGTGTTGAGGATCCGTGTACCAACTAGTTATACAGAATATCTGTACAGCCATAGAAACTATTATAATTATATAGCTTCCAACCAATAACTTCCTATCACGCTTCTCAGCTTCTGTAGGAATAATACCTTTCATGCTTCTCATAATGTGTGTGTTTAAATTGTTATTGAACTCCAGCACATAGCACTGTAATTGACTCTACTTCAGTCGATACTCCTAATTGTTTACATAATAGATACCATGCACGATTAGAAATCTCATCATTGTATAGTATAATGTATGCACCATTAGGAAATACTGACCAATTAAGATCAAGTAGCCTTTGCTGTTGTTCTTCTGTTAAAAATGTATTCTCCATGTCTTTAATTGATTGTGTGAATGATATGTAAAAATAGATAGTTTTAATAAGCCAGATCTATCAACTGAGCACAATGATCAACACCTCAATGTGTTGTGTGAGTTTAGTTGTTAACTCATAACCAGCATTGTTTCATCAGCACTTATGCTATGCTATCATAAGAGGAAAACCTCTTACTCTATGATATTATCCCCTCTGCATTCAGATGAGTATGAG